AAATTCTTCAGAAGAGCATCAGTGGTAGAAGATATTACTAACACTGATTACGCTGGAGAAATTGAAAATTTTGGCGATACTGTAAAAATAATCAAAGAACCTACAATCACTGTACAAGATTACGCAAGAGGTACAGCTGTATCTACTCAAGATTTAGCTGATGACCAACTTACTCTTGTAGTTGATCAAGGTTCATACTTTGCTTTCAAAGTAGATGATATTGAAGAAAGACAATCTCATGTAAACTTTGAAGCTCTTGCAACCTCTTCAGGTGCATACTCATTGAAGAAGAACTATGACTACAATGTATTAAAACACATTTATGACAATGCTTCTACTTCAGCATCAAATACTGGAACAGATGCTTCACCTTTAACTGGTACAACTAACTCTAACACATTAGTTGATATCGTTTCTGCTGCAAAATCTGTTTTAGATATTAATGATGTACCAGAAGAAAATAGATGGTTAGTTGCATCACCTAAGTTTTTCCAACAATTAAGAAAAGCTGACAGCAAAATTATGGATCAATCTGTAATGGCTGACGGAGGTGCATCTGCAATCAGAAATGGTATGGTAACTGATAGACCTTTATTTGGGTTTAACATGTACGTATCTAACGCTATTGTAAATGGCGGTTCTGGTTCTGCTGCAAGCAAAACATTCTCATCAACAAATGCTGGTGAGTACATATTCTTATATGGACATATGTCTGCTGTAGCAACTGCTAATCACATTGCAAAAACTGAATTGATCAGAGACCCTGATTCATTCGCTGACATCGTGAGAGGCTTACACGTTTTTGGAAGAAAAGTTCTAAGAACTGAAGCTGTTTACTCAGGTGTTGTAACATTATAATAATAGGAGAAAAGAACAATGACTGCTTATAATAGTTCAAACTCAAACAGATTGATCAAAGCATCAACTGATAAAGTAAGAGTTATGTCAGAAGTTGTAGATTTTTCTTCTACAACTAATGCTGGTGGTGATAGTTTTGATGTTATCGGGATTCCTGCTAACTCATTAGTAATCGCTGCTGGTTGTGATGTAATGACTGCTGATACTGCTGGAAACAGTGGTACATTAGCTGTTGGTGATAGTTCAGGTGCTGCTGTATATGTAGCAGCTGCTGCTCCAACTTCAACTGGTCAAATGACTTTAGTTGATGACTCTAAAGCATATTCATCTGGTGATGACATCAGATTGACTGTTGCTACAGGTGCAATCAACGCTAAAGTTAGAGTATGGGCAACTATGATTTCACTAGATAATGGTGGAAACGATGCTGATACTGATTCACAAGACGTAACATTTAGTTAATAACTAATAATTTTGGGGGGAGTAATTTCCCCCCTTAATACATAAACAGAATTTATCATTAGATAAATAGTGTGATGCCATAATGGATCACATTTTAACTCGCTAAAAATAGGAGATAATAATATGACATTTAATGTGTTACCAAATATGTTTAATTCACTTACAGTAGGATTTGATTCTATGTTTGATGAATTAGCAAAACTACCAACTTCAACTTTTCCACCATATAATATTGAGAAAGTAGAAGACGGTAAATATAAAATTACTTTCGCAGTTGCAGGATTTACTAAAAATGATATTGAAGTAACTTGCAAAGAAAATACTTTAAAAGTTTCAGGCAAGGTAGAAATGCCAAAGAATGCTGAATACTTATACAAAGGTATTGCGGAAAGAGCTTTTAATCAATCTTTTAAATTAGCTGATTACACAACTGTAGTTGGTGCTGAAATGAAAGATGGCTTACTTCATTTAGATGTAGAACAAAAACTACCTGAAGATAAGAAAGAAAAAAAAGTAAACATTAAGTAATTAACTTAAGGATCCCATCAACCTATGGCAACAACATATTTACAATTAGTAAATAGAACATTACGAGAATTAAATGAAACTGAATTAACTTCAGCTACATTTAGTACAAGTAGAGGAATACAAACAGCAGTTAAAGATTTTGTGAATAAATCAATTCATGATATTTATAATGAAGCTGGTGAACTTCCCATTCTATATACTGAAACTACTCAACAAACTAGAGTAGGTCAACAAGAGTATGCTTTGCCAGCAAATATGCGAAAGGTTGATTGGGATTCTTTTATTATTAAAGCTGGAGAATTACTTACCAATCCAGACTTTACAAGTAATATAAGTAACTGGACTACTTCATCTGGAAGTCCTAGTTATTCATCAAATGGTAATGGTAGAATTTTACTAAACAGTGCTGGTGTATATCAAGCAATTAGCACAGTTAAAAATAGAGATTATAGATTAGAAATAAGGGTAGTAGATACTTCTTCTTCTGGTTCAAGTTTAACTATTCAAGTTGGAACATCTGCTGGCGATACTACAAATTTAAATACAACTTTATCTGTAACTAATACTGGTGAAGGTAAAGTTTATGATGGTACATTTACAGCAACTGCATCAACAACTTATATTACAATTTCAAATGGTACTGCAAATAATTTAGAAGTTGATTATGTAAGATGTCAAGATAATACAATTATACCTGCTAAATTATCTTTTATGACATATGATGCATTCTTACAAAATAGAAAACCTGTAGATGATAGAGCTGGAGATGATGCTTATGATAAACC